ATTTAGATGATAAATACATATATACAGAGTATGATTTAGAAACAGCAAAATATATAGCTAAAGAATATTTGATAAATAAACATTGTGAGCTTTCTGAGTTTCTAGGTTTTTAGCCTTACCTATAACGTGTTGCGGCTTGCACGTCGTTGTGGAATTTTATCACAAATAATTACTAACAATAAAAAATATAAACCTTATGACAGATTTTAACAAAAATACACCAGTGCCACAATGCGTGCAAACCGTTGTTAGCAAATCGAGCTTTCTTCACGGAAAAGCACAAAAAGACTTTTGGGAGTGGTATTTATTGCCTGATACTTTATCTCATCATAAATTATCATCACAGTTTAAATACTCAAACGGTAACGCAATTAAAGTATGTTTTTTAGCAATGTCTATTACTTGTCAAAATGCGGTTATTTTAGAGTGGTTTGATACTAAAGGTTATTTTATATCTATTTCTAAAGAATCTGATTATGTTGACACTAAAGTAAACGGTGAATGGATTTCTGGAAAATATAAAAGTAGAATTGAATCTACAAATGAAACGATAGCTATTGTAAACGAACTTTATAACGAAAACTTCATTTAGCTTGTTTGCTAACTCGTAAATAACATCAATTCAATAAATTGAACCACTATGTCAACTACTGAAAATAACGGGAAACTATTACGCTTTGTTTCTGAAAAATTTGAAACAGGAGAGTTAGATAATGACAGCTTGGTTAAACTTATTGAACTTGCTGGAGCTTATTTAAACATAGAGACTGTTCCCGATTACGCCAAGAGAAACCAATTATCTTATAATGGCGTTAAGAAACATCGAAACTTGAAAATTATATTTAATGTCAAGTTTGTAATTGATAACGATTAAATAAAAAAAACCCGATAACATAAGATATCGGGTTTAATATAAAATAATCTAAAACTATACAGATGTTGTAAAATCTCCAAAGATTACAGCGTTTGGTCTTTCAACTGCAAGTGCAATTTGAGCCTCAATTCTAGCTGTAATATTGTTCTTAGAGAAGTTGTCGTTATCCTCAGTAGAAAACTCTAATACAAGACCTTCTGTTACTACCTTTTGAACGTAAGACCAATCTCCGACAAAGTATTTGTTTGCAGCTAACCATGTAGCTTTAAATATTGAAATACCATTAATTTTTAAGTTTCCACCTTCCATAGTTACAATTCCGGGTAATCCATATCCAGCTCCTGTAGACTTTTCTGTTAACATAATAGCCCAATAATCAGCAGGCGTTACAACGATGCCGTTAACTGCGTAATCAATACCTTCAAGTGCAGCAACGTTAGAAATTAATCTTTCAATTCTATTTCCTGTAGTCAAAATAGATGCAGTAGCAACAGCAGAAAGTTCTGCGCTAAATTTAGCATTTTCTGCTTTGAAATAATCACGTCTTAACGCACGTGGAATAAAAGACTCAAGAAATGGTAGGTTGTTACGCATTTTCTTAGAATAAACAGCACGACCAGCTAAATAGTTAGTAGATACATCTACCATAGTAATGTCGTAATCAATTTGAGATTTTACAGCACCTTCTGTTTGTTGAGAAATAGAACCCTCTGAAGTAGTTTCTCTAGGAAAGGTATAAGTACCTCCAGAAATTGCAACAGTAGAAACTAAATCACTAAAATTTAGTAATTGAGAAGGAACAATCTGAATGTTATCAGAATAATCTCTATTTTGATCTCCTGTTAGGTTTGCGCCTAATGTCATGTTACCAACTGCTTTAATATCTAACTGCAATTTAGTAGACTTATTACCTACTTCTCCAATTTGTACGGCATTGTCAATAATTGACTTTGTAACTACTTCACCGTAAGACTTCTTTTCGCTCATTACTGATCCTTTTTTCTCGTTTAATTTAACATCTAATAAATCAGCATAATCTTGAATGGCTTTTAACTCTACTCTCAATTCTGCTTTAATTGCTTCAAGGTCTGCACCTTTTACCATTTTACCTTCTAAGGTTTCAATCATTCCCTTAACTTCTGTTGCGTTCTCTGTAGATTTAGTCTCTACTTGCAATTTAATAGCTTCTAAAGCTGTTTTAATTTCTAATGCTTCCATTGTTTGTGTTTTAAAATTTAAATGATTTTAACGTGTCTAAAATAAGCGGCTGTTCATTTAAAGTGATAGTTTCTATCGGCTCTTTAGATAGTGCTTTTAATATTGTTTCTAACTCTCTTAATCGAGTGTCTGAATAGTCTAAATTGTACGCTTTTTGCGCTATTTCCATTATTCCATAAAAACTATTTATACCCTTAATGTCTTGTACCGTTGCAAGCTCGTTTGCAGCGTGTGAGGATAAAAAAGAGTATTCAAATAGTTTATATTCGGTAATCATGGACTTATTCTTAGAATCTCTCTGCATAACTTGATAACCGATTGACAGCTCAGCGTTCATGTTATTGTCATACATCATCTTTACATCGTAAAACATATCTCTACTCATGTCTTTCTTCATATTGAATTGTGAAGTAGTCATAAGTCCGTATGTGTCCATAGTATCAATTTCTAAAGGTACACCAATCATCATTGTACTATTGTGATCTTTCAATACTCTAATTCGCTTAAAGTTTTCCTTTACTGTTTTATCGAAAGAACCAAAAACAGAAATGTCTCCGTCGCTATCCGTATTATTATAAGCGTTTGCGTAAGCCTTAATAATTCCTTTGCTTTCGTCAAAGTCTTTTAAATCGTAAGATAATTGTTTAAAATCCATGTTATAAATCTGTTTTTCTTATTGGTCTACCGTTAATATCTCTTTTCGGAACTAATGTAATTGCACATCTGCAATTTATTATATTCCCTGCTACTCCTAATTCTTGATCTCCTGCGTACATAATCGAATTATTACCGTCTTTCCCATCAACATTAAACAACTCTTCTAATTCAACTACTACATCATTCATGTGAAGATGATCGAATTGATCTTCTGGAGTTACTCTCGTTCTCTCGCTTTGAATAGATACCCATTTCTTTGTCATTACTAACCTACTTGCTCTACCAGCTTGTAAAGTTGCATAGTTGCTTATAGTTGTTGTTTCAGTTCTAGCTATTCTTAACGCTTGATATCTATAAAAGTTATTATCTCTAACCTTATCATAAATTAATTTTCTAACTTGCATTATGTTTAAGTCCTCAGTCTTATAAGCGTCTTTAATTATCTTTACAATTGCATCTATCATAGTTTCAGATACCGTAGTTATACGCGAACCTATACTATTTATCAATATAGTATTAATCAAATTATTAAAAAACACTTCAAAGAACGTTAAACCTATATCTTTAGTATCGTTATCTATATTCCTAACGACAAACTCACCATGTTTTAATCCTATAGTCCTGTATAGCTCAATATACATTGTTTTAACGTGCTTTTTATCAAATGTAGACTCTACAGTCATCTTAGCGTTATCTGCTGTAATATTACCTAAAGATAAGCCTTTTATTATTATGTTTAAATGTTTTTTAACAATACGATACGCTTGTTTTTCGTATGCGTTTTGCAATTTAATATAGTTACTTCTATATTGGTCGGTTGTCATTTATTCAAATGCTTTATTAATATCTTCTGTGGTTACTTGATCTACTCCTATAGGCATTAAGTTGATCGGCATATATATATTATCCATACCCTCTAAATCAGATGTTTCATACTTTAATGCTGTTCTAAACTCATTAGGAGTTATCGGTGCTTTGCTTAACCAATCTACCATTAAAGCCATATCTTCCTGCATTTCTGGTAATTCGCTTGCGTCAAACTCCATTATACTTTTTTCGTAACCTTTAAACTTCTGTATAAATCCTTTGCTAAATGCTTCTGAGAATAAAAGAAGATCAGGCATTATATTGTCGCTAATAACTCTTTTTTGTGCTGCTCTTAAAGCGTCAGTGCTATTTAATCCGCTTCCGCTATCATTATTTAATAACTCATCACTCCAAATTAGCACATTGCAAATAGTCTTTCTATCAAAAGCCAAATATTCAAAAGGTTTAAGTTCATCTGTAGTTAATGATATGCGTGTAAATCCTAACTCACCACTTGAACCCGATATATTAGCAAACCTTCCCTTTTCGCTATCCATCTGCTTAATCCTATCCTTTATACCAATAGCTTGCTCAGCACTTAAAGGAGTACCTTTTCCATGTATAAATCCAAAAACACCGCTATTACTCATAGTCTTAGCGTTATTGTCTATTGCTTCATTTGATGTTTGAATGTTCCTTAAAGCGGCTGAAAGTTCGCTTAATCCGTATAAGTGTCTACCCATTTCATCGTAAAAAGGATTAGGACGTTTAATGTGTATTA